TGTTTCGTAGCACTCAATGGCTTAACAAAGGCAATGCGCTTGTGTCATCATACATATACAATGCCACATAATGAGCAAAATGGTGCAATTATACCCACACACGCACACACGCATGAGACACAACACCATAGGTAAGGGCTTTAAATGATACATGGTTGGTGTTAGCCCGTGTATATCGAGACAATAAAGGAACAGCTATAACACATTTTAGAGAATAAGGAAGGGGGGGGGTATACCCAAGTTTTCAGAATCAGAAATATATATATACACAACATTAACACGAGACTCCAAAAATGAATGTTGACGTACCCTATAACTTCACTCCCAGAAAATACCAGCTACCAATATTAGGAGCTCTTGACAACGGGATAAAACGTGCTCTTATAGTTTGGCATCGTAGGAGTGGAAAAGACAAGGTGTGCTTCAATTACATGGTGAAAAAGGCTGCTGCCGAAAAAGGGACTTACTTTTACTTCTTGCCGTCTTATACTCAGGCGAAGAAGGTTATCTGGGATAACATGGATGATGAAGGTTTCAAGATGTTGGACCATGTGCCTCACCAGGTGGTTAAGAAGAAGCGAGAGGATGAGCTGAAGATTGAGCTAACTAATGGTTCTATTATTCAGCTGATTGCTGCTGATACGTTTGATAAGACTTCTGTCGGTACAAATCCTCGTGGGGTGGTTTTATCTGAATATTCGATTTGTTCTCCTGTGGTGTGGGATTTTCTTCGTCCTATTTTGCTGATTAACAAAGGATGGGCGATATTTAACTTTACCCCCCGTGGGATGAACCATGCCTGGAAATTGCAGGAAACGATTAAAAGGAACGCTAATTGGTTCGTAGAGACGCTCACTATCACCGATACGGATGTTTTGACCCCCAAGGATATTATTGATGAGGTTAAGGAGGGAATGCCCCAGGATTTAGCTGACCAGGAGTTTTATTGTAAATATATTGAAGGTGCTACCTCTGTATTTCGTAGAATTGATGAGAATCTGCATAATGAGCATAAAACGCTCGAAAGGAACAAAAGATACCAGATTGGGATTGATTTGGCGAAATATCGTGATTTTACTGTTATTTCCATTATTGATCTGCACACATTTCATTGTGTCAAGCAGATAAGGTTCAATCGCATTGATTGGTCTGAGCAGAAGGAGATTATTATAAAGGAGGTCAATTATTGGAACCGTGCCAGGACTTTTATAGATTCTACTGGTGTCGGGGACCCGATTGTGGAGGATTTGCAGAGATTATTGCCGTCCGTGCAACCGTTTAAGTTTTCTGAGACATCTCGCACCCAGTTGTTGCAAAATCTCCAAGTTATGTTTGAGCAGGATAAATTAAAGATACCGAACGAACAGGAGCTCATTGACGAGCTTAAATCGATGCAATACGAGTTAGTGGGCAAGAAGGCCAAGATGAAGGTTCCTGAGGGCTTACACGACGATAGAATCATGTCTCTGGCGCTTGGGTGCTGGGGATTAAGCGAGAGATTGCCCATGAGAGAGGAAAGGCTGTTAAAAAGAACCGCTCGTAATATTGTTGATGGAATAAAGGTTAAAATGACAAACTATTGACCATCAAACCCTGGACAATCTATTTATGGAGAAATGAGGACAAGATTGAGGGCGCAGCCCCGATTGTCACAAAAGATGGGGTTAAATCGCTATTTGCTTTTGGCTGGCAGATTGAGGAGGTCCCTGAGGCGAAACGCAACGATGACAAGCATCAAGCGTGGCGAGCCAAGGTTCAAGTCAAGAATATTTTAAATAACACCCTGAACGCCATTAATTGGTACGGAAAGAAGATTCTGGACAGAAATGGCAATGTTGATCCAAAAAAGCTCTCTGAGCGTGAGGCTGCCTCTGCGCTCCAGGCTGTCAAGCAAGATGTAGACATCAACGACCTTTATAAGATACAAAAGTTTCCAATAAAAAATATAACTCCACAAAAAGCTAAGGAATATAAGTTCTTATGAAAAAATACAATCCATCCGAAGGGGACAAGAAGATAATAAGGGGAATCTATGACAAGTTTGAGCTCATGCTCCAGCAACGTAATCAGAAGTGGAAGTATTTAAACGACCGCACACTTCGTGATTTCATTGATGATTCACAGCTCAGACTGAATGGATATGTTCCGTCCAGGGAATCTCAGGGGAAAGAAACCTGGCAATCGAACGTGTTTCATCCAGTCACCAAGAACAAATTTAAGGCTATTTTAGCTGCTGTGGCTCTCGATATACCACAGACCAGAATTGTCGCCTCTAATGAGAACGACCAGCGTGATAAGAACCGTGCTGAGATAATGAGGAACCTTGTCAAGTTTTCCTACGACAACGACAACAAGGAGGAGCAGATTTTCTTTGAGGCGTGGGAATGCGCAGAAAAGGGAACTTGTATCGTATATGACGGCTATTTGAAAAGCTCAACAGATCGCAAGGTCATCACATCTTATGACCCTGAAACTGGCGAGGTCGAATATGAAAAAGAGAAAGTCACCACTGGAGACCAGTGCGTGAACTTTTTGGTTCCACTTGCCAACATGTTCGTCGAGGACTGGACCGTATTTGACATCCAGAAACAACCATCTCTCTGTTGGGTTGAGCGAATGAACGCAGAATCTTTCAAGGAGCAGTTTGGAAAATACAAACATGCTGACCAGGTCAAGACATCAAATGAACTGACAGATAAGAATGTTACAGATGTTTACTTTAAGGAGTTCTGGCAGGCGCGAACAGAAGATGATGAACCAATTGAGGTTATTAGATATTTCAACAAGACAAAAGATGAGTTTGTTATATTAGCTAACGGAGTTCTTTTATTTGAATCTCCACTCCTTTTGGGAAAGGGCGAAAAGATGTATCCATTTGCTAAGACTGTGTTCGAGCCGTTTGCAACAGACTTCTTTTATGGAAACTCTTTGCCGAACTCTCTCATGGGAGAGCAGGACGTCATAAACGCTTTATTTAATATGGCGCTCGACAAGACCTACAAATCCATGGCCCCAGCCCTCCTTATTGGAAACACCAACAAAGACGACTTTGATTTGGAGGACCAGAACACCACTATCGACACAAAGATTTATGTTCAGGATATTGCGCAGGTGCGTGAGATGCCTATTAGTGGAATTGACCAGGCAGACCTCAAGATGATTGAGCTTGTCTCACGCGGACTTGACCTTTCTTCTGTGGATGCAAACCAGCAAGGAATCTCTGGACGCGGTGTGACAGCGCGAGAAGTTGTGATCGCCAACGAGAACGCCAAGAAACTGAAAGGACTCATGTATCTGTTCCTCACTTCTTTGTGGGTGCAGAAGATGAAACTGCGAACCATGAACATCCTCATTTATTATATGCAACCAAAAGCCACCAAGGTTTTGAACGGAAGGCAGATGGAAGTTTTCAAAACATTCAACGTTGAGAACGCAGATTTGTCAGGTGGACGAAAAGGAACTCTGGGAATCCAAATGGTCGGAAGCGAAGAAGAGCTACCAAAGCCAGCAGAACTGGCTGTGCAAGAAACAACCAACCAAATGCAGAGCGGAGAAGATTATGAGGTGATTGCAATGACATCTGATTATCTGGACGATTGGAAATATGATATTAAGATCGTTTCTGATTCCATTTATCAGAAAGAGTCTGGACTTACCCAGCTTAAGGTTGAAGACAAGCTGAGAGTTTTGGGAACATACTTCCCACAGATTCTGATGATGAACCAGGAGAAACTTGCCAACGATACTATTGTTGCGTTCGAGGATGAGCCAGATGAATATGATTTCCAACCAAAACAGCAACCTCAACCAGAGGGAGCAGTTCCAACCACAGCCCAGCAGAACGGTCAGCAAGGAGCTGGCGGAGGATTACCACCATTACCACCACTATGAAAAAACTCCTTTGGAAAATACATAAAAGGTTATATCGGAAAAAATTTCCAGACGGAAACGGATTTTCTGTCAGTCCAAGTGGAAATTGTCGGTATATAATTAAAGATATTTATAAGTTGTTGAAATGAGAAAACTCCTACTAAAATTTTTAGGAAACTCAATATACAACCCAGAGCCAATCGACGTTCAGAAGATGCAGGATTGGCTTTGGAAGAGTTATAAGGAGGAGGGATTTAAACATTATTATACGATGCGCAAGAAGTATCTTGTAAACCTGCAACTAGCGAAGATGTCAGAAGAGGAAAGGGCCGAGGGGAGGGGCAGATTATTAGAACTCCAGGGGTTGAGCGCAAACATTAACAGTGAGGCCAAGAAGAAAAAGTTGGAGGCCAAGAAGGGCTAATGGTCCTTCTAGTTCTCTAACCATTATGTTCGTCGCTCTAGCGAACTAAAACAATGGAGCTAAAAAATGGATGAGGCAAAAAAAGACCTTAAAAATGAGGTGATCGACGTTGTTGATGAACCTACTTCGACTGGTCAAGAAGAAAAGCCCAAGAAAGAAACAAAATCCGAAGACACTAAGGTCGAAGAGGATGTTGATTCTTTACCAAGTTGGGCAAAGGCACGACTTGAAAAAGCTGAGTCTGATAAGGAAAGCTACAAAAAGGGAATGTTGAAGTATGAAAAGAAGACTAAGGAGTTTTCTCTAACTGAGAAAGAGAAAAAGAAAGAGAAAGTCGAAGAAGAAGAAACCCCAGAGTGGAACGAGACTTCTAAGAAATTCCAAAAGCAAACTCTTGACGAAGCAAGAAAAATAGCCAGAAAAGAAGCCACGCAATCCGTGGAGGAATCCAATGAAAAGAAAGCTGTTTCTCAATTCCTTAAAAAGAATCCAGAACTGGAAGAAAAATGGGACGACATCGTTTCAAACTATAATCCCAAGAACGGGAAAGATACGGTTGATTCGATTATGAAAGACCTGAACCGCGCCCACGTTCTGACTCTTCATGAGTCAGGCGACCTAGAGAAGCTTCAATCGGAGGCATCTAAAAAGGGGGAGAAAAAAGGAGCGGCACAAGCTAAGCTTGCAGAATTGTCTAGCGTCTCAAAGACTACCAGTAAAGCCGTGTCAAAGGAGTCAGGCTTATCCGCCAGCGCAATTGCAATGGCAGAAAGGATGAGAGTTGACCCTAAGGAATTGGCAAAGGAAGATGATTCTTCTACTGCCGAAATTAAATTCTAAACAAATATAATGGCAACATTACCTTACCGCGGAAAATTCCATGTTGAGTGGTATCCGAAAACTGCCTCCCACGCTTTT